ATGCTAGGAGACCAAGAACTCAAAGAATTCAGTGGCACCGACTCGGCTCTAAAGCGTGCTCACAAAGAGTATGCCATTGAAGAAGACGACGAAGACAACTACAACTGCGAAGACTAATCAATGTGGTATAATCGAGTAATTGCCAATCTTGGCGAAATTCCCGATTTTATTGACTACTACGATCAGGAATTAATTTCGGCAAAAAGTGAAATTAAAATTTCAGGTAATGTTGAAAAGAGTCTGAGCAATTTGCCCGGCATTACAGAACACAGATTTAATCAGCTACAAGAAATTGAAGCGGTACTGGAATACTTAAATATACAATTACGTAAAATTCGTCAACGGCATTACAAGAAGTATCTTGAAGCTTATGCTCGCGCTTTGACCAGCCGCGATGCTGAAAAATATGCAGAAGCCGAAGATGAAGTGATTGATATGGAAACCATTATTAACGAAGTAGCATTACTACGCAATAAATGGTTAGGAGTGATGAAAGGTATCGAAAGTAAAAACTTTATGCTTGGACACGTGGTTAGATTAAGAACTGCTGGCATGGAGGATGTTGTAGTATGACAGATTGGAAAGCTCATGCCGATGAACTAATACAAGACTACAATAGATGTTGTCTTGCAAGGCCTCGGCATGGGGCAGTAGACGTACAGTTGGAAAAAGACAGCGTGGGCAAATGGGCAAGTCATCTAGCAACTCAACGCAGTTGGGGGTCAGAACTTGAAATAGCAGAAGCCTGCCATCAACTGGAACCACGGTTGCGTCAGTTGAAAGAAAAATTAGTAATTGAGATATTAACAAATGGCACTATTTAAAAACGCACACGACAGTCATCAACACAGTTTAAATTTTTTAAGTTTAATTTATGGATACGACAGTTTTTTAGATGGCATAACCGCAGTGGCCGACATGGGTTGCGGTACAGGAATGGATGCCAATTGGTGGGCCAATTTAGAAACCAGAGAAGATCCACCTGAACCTCGTAATCTATTGGTGTATGCAGTAGATAAAAATATCCGACAAATTGAATCTGACATTCTTACCAATGATCGCATATTCCCAATTGAAGGAGACTTTGAAGTTAGATTATTGCCTCGAAACGTGGATATAATTTACGCACACGATAGTTTTCAATATGCACGCGACCCAATTGGATGTTTAAAAACCTGGAGGTCCAGTATGAATGTCAACGGTATGCTGATGATGGCTTTGCCACAGGCCACTTATACTCTCAATAATAAATTGACATTTGAACAGCATAACTGGCATTGGTTTAATCATAATATATTGAGTTTGATATACATGTTGGCTGCATCAGGCTTTGACTGTAGAGACGCATACTTTTACAGAGAAAATAACACTCCGTGGTTGTATATTGCGGTCTATGCTGCAGATGTTGTGATCCCAGAAAATCCCAGCTGGTATAATCTTGCCGATCTCAATTTACTCAATGACAGTATGATAAAAAGTTTGAACAAATACGGACATGTTCGACTGGAAAACTTGGTCTTCCAGTGGTTGGATCGAAATTTTTATCAAATATCAAACTAAATAGTTGTTATGCGAGACTTAATTTCAATCATTGATCAAACTAAAGAAAATTCTTACGAATCCCATTTTGACAACATAATCAAAGGACTTGACCAATTGATCGAAGCCGCACCTGTTGAACCCGAAGTAGATCTAGCTACCAAATCAGATCACCGACAACTAGTACCTGTGTTGTTTGACGCACTCAAGGAAGTTGGCGCAGTAGATGCCACGGCTGACATAACAAAAACAGTCAAAGAAGTAACAGAAAAAGGACGCATATCTTGTGTTCGCACAGCCGGAATCAACTCTCAACAGTTGTTGCAAGCCATGGCAGTGTTGGGATTTCGAGAAACTCCGTTGAATGATCAACAGGCCGTTTGCAGTGGACAATTTACCATACATGGTTTTGTAACGCCCAACGGCATAACTGTTACAGTGGTATTGGCAGGTCGTAAAAAATCTGCAGCCGCGGGTGGCGCATCTGATGATTTGGTATTAAACAGAAAAGATCTAACACCAGTCAGTTTAGGATTAGCAGGTAGTTATCCCACACGGAAACAATTGGCCGATGCCACCAAACAAGCAGTCAAGGCCAAAGTTAAAAATGAAAAAATTGCCACTGCCCTGATAGAACTGGTTGATATAGCCATGAACAGAGGCAGCGGCAATTTGAGCCCCGAAAGCCTAGAATATGTAAGAACTGTTAGAGGAATGATCAGTCAAGATTTTGGAGAGATTCTAGCACCAATGGCCCTGGCACAGGACAAAGAAGAAATCACATTTCCTGCAGGCAATGAAAAACTAATTGATGTCACTGTGGGTGGCAAAGTTCGATATAGTGTTAAAGCATTGGGCGGTTCTGGCACCAGTATGAACAGTCTTGGCAGTTTGCTTGATGAATATGATGCTACCTTGACCGACGAAGGTAAAAAGTCACTGTTCCGCAATGGTATAAAGATCTGGCAAAGTGCCAGCAGAAAAGAAGGCAAAGTGGTAGACAAAATTTGCTATGCTGCACATTTGAATCAAATTCCTGAATATTTAAGCTATGTAGATATACTGGGTGGCGAGTTTCAAACTTTTGATGAATTAAAAAAATTACTGACACCATTGGTAAAAAAACTTGACTATCCGGGGTTTTTGGAAATGATTTTACCGGCTTCGCAGGCCGGTCACTGGGGCATCAACATTGGTATGCCAGACGACTCCAATTACTATCTAGGATTAACTGACAAAAAATCTAAACCTGGTATTGCTGGCAAAAACAGCTACGACAACGATCATGTGCACGGAGCAGCCAATATCATTACCTACAGTATAGGCAAGGGATTTGAATTTATGGTTCGCCGTGGCCCAAACAAGCAACAGTACAAGGATATCATGAACGATATGATCAAACAGATGAACTGTCAATTGGGTCATGTCGACATTGATGGGGGCGGGCAGCTGATAATTACCAGCAAACCATTTGGCAATTTGGATTTTGAATTTGATTACCATGCACCCAGTAATTTGGCCGGTAACAACAGACCAGGCTTTATGATTGTGCCGCCCAACAAGGGCGACAAAGGTAAAAAGAAATCCAAGGCCAATGATATATATCACAATGGCGATGCAGCAGACAACACCAGTGATGCAGACATTGATGCCAAGATTGCAGATATAGCCACCGGTCGATCAACCAGCAGGCTTCGTCCAAAATCGGCTGAAAAAGCTCGAGAAAAACGTGATATTTTGAACAAACCACGCCAACGTCGTTGACAACTTGTTATACTTGCAGTATAATACACACTAGGCGCTGATAGCTTAATGGTAAAGCAACCGGCTCATAATCGGTTGAGTCTTGGTTCAATTCCAAGTCAGCGCACCACTCAATTTTTAAGGAACAAATATGGATATCGATCAAGCATCAACTTTCTTATGTGGCAGTATTTTAATGGGCATTGGTATGATAGTTATTGTGGCAACTGTTGTTATTATTAACAATATATTTTCACGTTATTGGAAACCGGTGGAATGGGTGCACAATATGCCTGGTATGGTAGAACCTCGACGTTTTGCCACAGAAGAAGAAATAAAAGCTGCAATCAAAGTGGACCCTGCACTGAAATAATAAATAAATTAGTCAGTAGAAATACTGAGATTAATTCAATATAAGGAAATGCTATGAGTATAACAATAGGTAATTTAGAAAATGCCCTGGCCGGTGAGAGTCAGGCACATGTTAAATATCGCTACTTTGCACGTATTGCTCGAGAAGAAGGTTACGAAGATATTGCTCGTCATTTTGAGCATACTGCTGATCAAGAGCTACTACACGCCTGGGGCCATTTGGAATTGCTGGTTGGTAAACCGACCACTCGAGAATGTTTAGAAAAAGCCATTGAAGGTGAAACCTATGAGTTCACCACAATGTATCCTGAGTTCAAGCGCAGTGCGGTAATGGAAGGCAATCATTTGGTAGAAACTGAAATGCAAAATCAAATCAATGAAAGCAGAGAACATGCTGCCGAATTTGCGGCCATACTGGCCAAGGCACAAAAACGTTTTGCAGCACTGACCAAAATTGAACAACGTCATGCAGCAGCATATCAAGCAAAATTGGAGACACTATAATGGAACACGTATGTGTGGTTTGTGGTCACGTCCACAATGAAGAGTTTGAAGGGCCATGGGAAGAACTGGCCGATGATTTTTTATGTCCTGAATGCGGCTGCGGCAAGGACGAATACGAATTAATGGATATTTAACCATTTATATAGGTGTGTCCCGAACGGCTAGGGGGCTGATTGCAAATCAGTATTATGCAGGTTCGACTCCTGTCACCTATTCCAGTTGTTTTTGAATTAATTTTGCTCGGTTCATCTAGAGGCCTAGGATAGTGCCCTTTCACGGCATTCACACCGGTTCGAATCCGGTACCGAGTACCAAGTTTTACTGGCCTATAGTGAAGTGGTATCACAACAGATTTTGATTCTGCTATTCTAGGTTCGATTCCTAATGGGCCTGCCAAGTCAAGTATGGATGTGTAGGAAAATTGGTAACCCCAGCGGATTGTAAATCCGCCGCCACTGGCATTGTTGGTTCAAGTCCAACCTCATCCACCAAAAATCAAAGAGTTGTAAATTCAATTTTTTTTGTAGCCCCGGTCTTGAGGAATTTCAAGCAATTGAAATCCTGACTCCTGAGCAGGATAGCTTGTTTGAAATTCCTTTTGTTGTGCATTTTTGTATACTGATCTGTAGTTCACCGAAGTGGTATAACTTGCAGCGGGACAGTATTGGTCGTTGGAAAATGCACGATACAAGCACAAAAATTCTAATTCGCTATCTGTTGATGGCATACGACTATTTATAGATTTCCCCTTATGGCTTGATTGGCAGAGCAACTGATTAGGGCACCGTTGACACACATATTGCAGTATGTTATAATACACACAAGGAGAGTGGGCTGGATGGTAAGGCATTGGATTGCTAATCCGACGATGGTGATGAGCCGTTGAGTGGGTTCGACTCCCACACTCTCCGCCAAAATCTAGGGTCATTAGTATAATGGTA